CATTTTGTAAAGTTAACACTCGACCAGTAGTACCTGTTGTTCCTGTGCATTCACTTCCAAGTCTGTTCTCTTCCAATTGTGTTGATTTAATAATGTTTCCGCTTGCATCAACTATAGTAACATTTTTGAGTTAGCATTAGGATTATGTTCAAGAACATCTATCTTTTTTTCATTAACTTCTTTAGTGTGTTGTGGACGACTAACTCTTAAAGTGAGACTTTGAGACAAACTGCTTCCGCTTATACTACTTATTATTTCATTGCTTCGATAGTTTGTTCCTGGATAATAAGCTCTGATTAAAAGTTTTTCTCCGCTCAACCATTCCTTTGTTGCATTTGCAATGTCTAATAAATAAACTCCATTAGAATTAGTTGAACCTTCTATCTTGTCACCATTATTAAGGTTATAAATTATGACAACTGCACTTCCTGCAACAGTGCCATCTATATCAGTTATTATTCCTGTTATTGGATATGGTGTTCTTGGCATCTTAATTTTTAATACTTTTTTACGAATACATGCCTACAGTTAAAGTGAGGAGTGTAATCTCTCGCTTCATAATTTGCAGGTAACTCGCCTCTATCTTTGGCGTTCTGAGTCTCTTCCTGGATGATTCTTTTAAGCTTCTCAATGCTTACCCCATCCTTAGTTCTCTCAGTAATCCTCGCACAAGTCTCTGTCCTTCGATGATCTCCAGGACCTATCCATTTAAACTTGTGTTCTCCGGGTAACTGTTCATAACTCCACTCCCTGGATCTGTTTCTAAGCTCATGTACTTCTGTTCTAAAAATAGCGCTTGCCTGCTTCTTTGGAACACCCTTTCGTTCCATGTAATTCATTACTCGTTCCATACTGTATCCTTTACTTACTGCTCTTAGAATAAACTCTTTGATTAGTTCGCTCATGCTCTTGCTTAATCCTTGAAACTTTCGATTAAATAATCCTTCTTCAATGAATCTTCTTAGGTCATCAGCCTTGTTTAAGATATCGTTTTGTTGGTCTTCACTCTTTGTGATATCATTAATGTTTTTTTTAAGAAAGTCTTTAACATATTGTTTTCTTCTCTTCTTGCCTTTTCTTCCGCCATAACTTGGACTGAACACTCCTGGTGTTTCAGATGTTACTGGTGAATCTCCTGCTCCTTCTTCTTTTTCGAATAAAGGATCCTCATCTTCACTCAAGTCCTCATAAATAATCTGAATGTCCTGAATAAAATCTTCCATTATTGAAGCAGTGAACTCAATAGTTAGAAAACCCATAACTAACCATCGCTCTGCATTCATAGTGTTCTGTCCTTCAGCCGCTATGTTGTTACCTGAATAAATTTGGTTTTGAACATCCCAGTTTCTTGGATACCATATTCCGTCCTTGCATCCTTCAACTGACATCAAGTTTTCTCCATCGTTAGAGTCTATCTTAAGAATTGTGTCAAGCGCTGATTGATTACCGTACTTAACAATAACTTTTTCTATTCTTCCTATGATCTTCTCAGTCACAAATCTACCTTTTAAATCCTTATCAATTGATATAAGGCCTGTGCTGATCTTCTTAATCATTCTGGAGCACCACTATAATCTTGGTCTGCATCATCCTCTTGGGAAGGTTGTTCTCCTCCGAATCCCATTGGCTCAGGCTTTGTCACTGGTTCTTCGATTGGATCAAACTCGAACTCTTCATCTTCATTAAGTGTTACATCGAATCCCATGTCCTGCATCTTCTTTGCATTATCCATCTTCTTCCCTTTTAATTCTTCATTGGCCATACGGTCTTGTTCTTCATTAGGGAATAATTCAATGTGATAATCTGTTACTCCAAGTTGCTTTGCGAACCATGGATAAAATCCTTCATTATATAATCCTTGACCATCCCTCACTGACCTGTTTGTTACAGTGATTTGTAATCCCTCATTGTTGAGTCCACCGCTTGTGCTTAGGTCTGCTTGGAATATTGGCATAACTCCATACACTGCGCCTATTTGTCTTCTCATCTCGTTTCTTGTTTCAGTGTACTGCATTTCATCAAGCGTCTTCATAAGATCTATAAATGTTACGTGGTTTCCTTTACTTCCTGCACCTTGTTCTATTGCTATTGGAGGTATTTGGTGAGGGTTTTTCTTCCACTGATCTGTTGCCCAAGCCCATGCTTTTTCTAAGCTGTCCATGTTTGGAGTGTTAACAAATAACATTCCTTTTGGCGGTCTTTGCTTAGTATAATATGCTTTCATATACATATCCATGTTCATAAGTGTTACAACCTTTGGCCACACAGCATAAATAACGCTTAGTCCATAGGTTAATGTTGGATTATATTTGCTCTTGTGACAAATCTCGTTCTTTGTATAATAAATGTACTTTCCATCTGGTAATTCACTTCGATAATATGCAGCGTATGTTTCTCTGCCGCACTTAGGACAAACTTTTGCGTTTGGATGAATCTCATTCCGATGCTCAAGGCACATCATTATGTAGTCTTCATTCTGATTCCTTCCAGGTCTTCCAGTCTTATCTGCTATTAATCTTACCCATCTTGGATCCATTCGCAAAAACTCTACAGGTATTTGTCCTATAAGTTTTCCTTTTGCATCCCAGTAATAATCTTTAATACACAACATATAAGCATCATCTATTGTTTCCAAGTCATCATTTAATTCTTCGCTAACATTAGTTATGTCTTGCTCATTATCATTTACGCTCTCTGCGTATTTAATTAGAAGTTTCTTTTGTTCAACATCAGGTTGTCTCAGGTTTGTGCTTCCGCATTCATCACACTCTTCTGTAGTGTTATCGAACTCTTTACCGCAATCATTACATTTCTCTGAGAAGTTCTTTTTAATATTGTTTCCGAGTCTGAAGATCTCTTTCCTTAAACTTTGATGTATTGTTCTTAAAACATCGCTGAACTTTGCCACATCAAATATTACATCCATTGGCAGTGGAAGCATCGGTATAAGAATTTGGTCATCTCCCACGCTTTGTCTGGGATTAAGTTGTGATCTTCCGCCTCCAAACTTAAGGTTTGTGTCGACGAGTGATTTAAAAATGTTTTCAGACACTTCAACCATTCCGCTATTTGCTTTTCTTAACTTTAAATCATACTTGGTGAATGGGATTTTCATGTTGTTGCCTCCTTTATAAACTTTACCAGTCTACAGCTATTTAAATTTATCGTTACCAATACTATGCTAAACCGAAGACGTTATCTTTGTCCTGCAGTATTGCAACTCTTCTTGGTGCTATCTCATATAACATTCTCATGTTTAATGTATCGCTGAAGTCTGGACTTCTTCCTATTGCATCCTTAATAAACTTTTTTTCCAGTAACTTCTTTGGTCCTTCAACGTCAATATCTTTTTCTTTTATTTGTTCGAGCTCTTCTATTATTGCTTCTTTGAAGTCTTCATTGCTTGTTCTTATTCCTACCTCTCCTGTTTTTGCGAGGTCTGCGAGCTTGAACATGCATTGTGTTTTTAGGTTTGAAAAGTTTTGTTTTTCGAGACCGTACTGAATTGCTGCACTATTGTTTATGAATCCTCTGCATCCATTAAGTCCATCTACTACTCCTCCTCCTACTCCATCCTCATCAACACACATGTGACTTCTTTTAACTCCGAGCTTCATTCCGAACTCTTCCATCTTGCTTATAATAAATGTTGTATGGTTTCCTTTTACTACTTGAACTCCTTGCATCTTTGTTTGTTGGTTTGAATCCCTGTAAGCCCATATTCCTCTGCATAATAATCCTTCCCAGTATGTTATAACTGTTAGGTCTTTTCCTTTCCTTGCAACATCACAAATAAGATATTTTCCTTCTCTATTCTTTGGTGTGTTTGTGAACAGGTCATTGATGTCATCGTATTCGAACATCTTTGCTGGATCATCATCGTACTCCCAGTTTCCATAAAGTAGTCTTTGTTTTGTTACTTCGTGTCTTCTTTTAAGCTTCTCTATATAATTAGGATCTATGTATTCATTGTCTTTTGCAAGTGCCTGGATGAAAACCTTATCCTTTGTTAACTTGTTTTCTCTAAATTGTTTATAGAAATCTTTGTAGGGCCATCCCTTGGTTGGATTAGTGCAGTATAAACTCTTACCTATTATGTTGTACTCCATTGTCATGTGTCGCAGTCTTGTTTGAACAACATCCTTTGCTTTTGTTGTAATCTGGCTTACTTCATCTATGAATGCTCCTGTGTATTCTGTGCTTCCTAAGCTGTCGAAGTCTGGATCGCTTGGTTCTTGTTTTAAATCTTTGAACATAATCTCTGATCCATTGGTGAAGCTTATCTCTCCATCTTGTCGGTTGTACTTGTAGTCTCGGTCTCTTTTTAATCCGAATCTTACTTCAGGATTAAGATTAACTATTTTTTGGTGTGAGTTACCCATTAATCGGAATAAGGTTTTTACTGTTGTTTGTTTTAAATTCTTTAATACTGCTCTTCCTAATAAGTATCTTGTCATAGGATATTTAATGCATTGTGATGTTATCCAGAAGCATCCAAGAACTGTTTTTCCTCCTCCTGCTCCTCCTCCAAACATTAATTCTTCGGTTTTATCATCGTATAAGTAGTTTAATGCTTCCATCTGTTTGCCTGTTGGATAGAAGTCTACAGTCATTTATTTCTTCTCCTTCTTGACCTTATTCGCCTTATTCACTGCTTCAACCACTTCTTTCTTTACTTCAGGAGCAATAATATTAATTATCACCTTATTCTCAGCATCACCCTCATTACTCTCACTATTAACACTAATCAAAGGACTAAACTCTTTAGGCAATATACCTGCTATTTGCTCTCTTCTTATAGCAGACTCATCCTCCTTACGTATCTCACGCAAAGCCCTAATAACCTCAATATTAGAACTATTAAGATCCATCACAATCAAATGAAGCTTCTTAATCCTAACCCTCGCCTTCTCATCATAATCAGTCATCTTACCCAACATAGTCTGAAGATCCCAACCCTCACTCATAAGCTTACGAGCCTCAACAAGATCACGCTGAACTTGACGAACAGTAATTTTATACAACTGAGCCATATAAGCCTGGCTCTCACCACGAATAGACAAATCATAAATCTTCTTCCTTCGAGCAATAATCTCAGGATTAACCCTTTTCTTATTATTAACTTTAGTCTTTTTAACCAATTAAATCTCCTCCTTAAGTTTTTTCAAAATCTGACCTCGAACGACATCATTCTTCTTCTATGGTGTTTGTTATCTTGTTCATTTCTTTTATCTGTTCTTTGCTTAATTTGATGAATATTGCTGGACTTTCTTGTAGATTGATGAAGTCTCTTCTTTTTATGCATAGTTTGTTTCCGTCCATTTCAGCGATTAATTCTTTTTGTTTCATTTTGTATCATTCTCCTTTTAGTTCTTCTATGTCTATTATCGTTTTTGGTACTCCTTTAAGGTAATGTTTTGTTATCTTTAATTCTGTTATTTGATTGTCATCTTTATATATTATTCCTTGTAGTGCATCCAAGAGTGCTTTATTGTAGTTGTCTATGTCACACCTTCTTCTTGTTGGGAATTGCAGCTTGATCCTCATTTTTACTGGGTTCTCAGTAATCTTCCAAGCGTACCATTTTCTAATAATGTACTC